TTCCTGTATATCGCTGTCACTTACCACCTTTACCTGATTGCATGCAAGTGCCGGTAACGCATCCTTTACCCACAGCATGACAATGCCCCGCTCCCCTCGCGTAATCGCTGATGTTGCCTTTTCAACAAAACTAATTTCAATACTTGGTGCACCCATTCTCTTTTCCTCACTTTCTTTTTACACCCCTGGAATGATTTCCTTTGCCGATTTTAAAAAATCCTTCGCTTTTGCCATAAACGAATTTTCCTGCAAGTATTCAATGCCTTTCTGTGTGATTTTAAGATCTGTAGCTTTTATTCCTTGTATGCCTGCAGAATTTATAATGTTAATTCCTATGATGTATCCTTCGTTAGAAAGGCTCTCCATAACATTCACCCAGTACCCACTATTGATCTTTAATGCATCTGCCCCAAAAAAATCAATATCTGGCTTTTCTCCAGCCTTAAAACATTCATACAGATAAGTCAAAATTCTGTATGCGACAACAAAATAATCATTTTTCGCCATTCTTTCAGTCTCCTTTATGATTTTAATTTTGTTTATTATTTCTTCCTCTCTTCAATCTGCCTTCAGCCCTAACTCCCTCCTGTCTTCGCTGTCCATTTCTCTTGATCTCTTTTTCCAGTTATCTTTGTGCTATTTGCACATGTATTTCTTGTGCCACCGATGTTTCATCCTCTTTTTTTGTATTTTCCTTATAATCAATTTCAATGCTTATTTGTAAAATATCCTGATATTTCCCAATAAAATCATGAGAAAATTCACCTACTGTCAGCCTGCGGTTCCCAACATAAAAAATCAGCCCAAAAAGGCTTTTTATTTCATCTACCTTTTTGAGCTGATCTAATTCGTTTTTCTCTGCTTGGAAATATGTTATTTTGATTGTAAAGCCGCCCTTTGCGAAATTCTTTGTTTCTCCTTTGCCGCCTCGGTCTAAAATCTCTGTGAAAAAGCAAGGTGCATCATATCCCTCCCTAATCTCTTTCCCATAGATTTTATATTGTGGCGGCGGGTATCGCCTTTTTAACAGCTCATTGGCCGCTTTCTTTATCTCTGTGAACTTAATCCAGATCACACTCCTTTAGAATATTGTCTATTGTTTTTTCAAATCGTTCTGGCACAATATCCTCATACTCTTTTTTTGTCTTTTCCATCATATGTTTTCCCGGTACAAAACCAATAATATGCCCGTTCTTTCCGCGTACCAAATTATGTCCAAGCTCAACCAAATGAAAATGCGGGGCATCATTGTAGATCGTAATGCCTGTCTTATCTTCCTTCGCAAAAGACCATTTTCCATAACGCCGCTTTAATTTAAGTTTTGGGTCGCCTTTATGATGTTTATAATCTGGCGTTCGCTTTCTTGCAGATTTTCTAAAATCATTCGCTATGATATTTAGCTCTTTTTTTAATCCTTCAGGGCATCTTTCGACTGCTTTCCTTATATCTTCTTCCAATTCTTTGATACCCTCTATTTTTAGGTCAAATGTTGCCATTTCATCACCCCGCAATAAATTATGCTTTATACATCAAATACACTATCTTTTATTTGTAGATATCTATTCTGATATTGTATGTTGGACAATCATTTTTTTCGTCCCATGTTTCAGATATTGCCGTTACTTCAAGTTCGCAATCGTTATATTCCTCATATAAAATTTTTGCCAAACCAGCTCTTACATTTCCTGCATCAAGGCCATTAGGGTGCATTACATAATATGCCGGTTCTCCATTGTATTTCCAATGTTTTAATGCTAATTGACTTTTGGGCTGTATTTGTTCTACGATATCTTCTCGATCCATATCTGGATCCAATGAACATTTTGCAAAAGTGCCTACAATCACAGTATCAAAACTTTTTAGCAACATTCTACATTTTACACTAACCGTATAATTTTTATAGTTCCTTTGATTTTGTTCTAAATTACAAACTTTAGTTTGCTGCTCTCCTTTTAGCATCATTACAAATGCTACAACCGTATCAACAAACCACCCCATTCCGAACAGGCCGAACGTGCAAAGCCATATCACCCCGGTTATGTATTTCTTCTTCATAAACCGATGGATTCCCAGCCACCCCAAAAACAATGTAATCAAAAAATCTTTCATTTTCTTTCATCCTTTTTCTTTTTATTATAGGTTCTGCCCTGTTCCCTGTCAGCGTTCGTATGCCGACAAATTTCAACACAGGTTCCCTTCGGAAATCTTCTCTACGCAGACCATTTCCAGCATCTCATTCCGCTCCCGTACATTGATAACAGATACGATATTAAAATACCGTTCTCCAAAGCGGATAAACAGATCCGGCGTAATCCCTTTGTGGTACCGCGTCGTTATTTTATATGTCAGTTCCGGTCTTACCCGCTGCGCCTCTTGGTACTCCCTGCCCCTTGTCGGCTCCACGCTCGCCCATACGGTTTTTACTTCCGTCAGCGCCTGCTCTGTCTGCGATAACGCGTTTTCCCGTTCTTCGTACCTGCAGAACGTGATCCGCTTGTTTGTCCGTCCTATATCCATCCTGCACCTACTTCATTTTAAGCTGCAACATGATTGACTTCGCCATGAAACTAAAATCTTCCACCACGCCGCCCGCATAGGTCCCCTTTCCATTTCCTGCTGGGGATCTCTGTTCGTACCAATGGGCGATCAGTAATTGCAGATAGATTTTTTCCAGTTCATAGTTTATCTTGCTGCCGTTTTCGTCCATCTCGGGATATTCCTTCCCGGTTGCATTTTTCAAATATTCCTCTGCCGAAACGATCAGTGTTTCTAATAACTGATCGTCTTCGTCGATATCAATCCTTGCGTACTGCTTCACCTCTTCCAGTGTGATAATCATGCTGCACCCCTTTTTTCTGCCCTTGTCCCGTTGCCCCTCCTGCCGTATAATCAATGTGCAACCATCTTATAAATGGCAGGAGGTGAACTGCATGTCTGATAATGAAAAACGCGCTCATGACCTTGCTTTGATCGTTGTCTCTGAATCGCTTTCCCGTGACTTTGAAACAATGAGTAACGGCAAAAATCCTAAACAAAGGCGTGAAATCTTAGCCGCGTCCGTACTCGATGAGTACAATTTTTTCTATGATGCTTTCATGGAATCTATAAAATAACATCATGTTCCATTTCTTCACTGATGATATCGCCCGCTATTTTCAATGCTTCTTTTGCTTTAAATGGTGTTATACCCTCCATTTTGCAAATTTCCCTGATGATAGCGGTCGATATTTTCATAAATTCCAGTTGCTCACATCTTGGATAACCCATCAATGGCATCTCCCGTGATGATTGCTCCCACTTCTCTGCTCTTGCAATTAGTTTTCTCTTTTCCGTTTCTATCCTGCCCCCTGCTTTGTTATTCCTGCGCTGCTGCCTGCTGTGCCATGAAATCGGTTACGATCTGCTCTTTCGTGCTTGCCTCTGTCGTTGTCATGGCGTACCCTAACCGGGTTCCCAATGCCAGAATGTCAGCCTTTGTCATTGCCTCAATCTCAGCCTGCGTATAAGTCTTTTTTTCTTCCGGCTCTGCGCTTACTGCGGCTACGCCGCCGTCCGATGCCACGAAATACTCCGCCATGACAATCGCCTCTTCGTCCACGCTCTGGATGTCCAGGCGCTCTCTTACCTTGATGCCGGTCTGGTCGGTTTCCCATAGCTTGCCCGCGATGTTGGAAATGTCGATGGTAAGTGTTTCGCGGTCAAAGATTGTAAGCGCCTCTTTCAAATCTCCGCATACGATCGGTACTTTGTAGCCACCCGATGCCGCAATGCTCGGTAACGTCTTATTGCTTACCTTTTTTACTGGATATTTGCCGAATAGAAGTATACTCATGGGCTTTGTCGGATCCGGCTGCATGATATACCTGCCGTCCTTGTCCTTTAAGGTGTCAAGCCAGTTATAGCCGTCCTGATTAGTAACCACACACGCGCCTAAAGCGATTGCCGGATCCAAAAGAATGTTAAATATCCTTTTCAGATCGTCCAAACCCGCGACCGGCACCTCCGCATCTTTGGTAATCTCGCGCACTTTGGCAATAATCATAAAGTTTCTTGTCGCCTTTGCTTTCTTGGCGATCCACCTTTTCAGATAACCGATGATATTTTCGGCGGTATCGCTCAAAAGTTCCTGCGTAACCTTTAAAATGCCGCCCTTTTTCTTTACCTTGTAATCGATCTTTTCAAATTGCGGCGTTGAAACCTCCGGAAACTCTGCCGCCTCGTCCACGTTGTCAAAAGGTGTCTGATCGGCGTACCGCTCAATAACTCTGCTGCCGCTTAATGTGGTTACGTGCTCCACGTTTACAAGGTTTTCCAGTGCGTCCTCCGAACGGCGCAACTCTTTAACCGCCGTTCTGATGTCCTTCGGCACCGTCAAGCCGCCGTCCTCGTCCTTGCCCTCATTCATGGAATTAAGGATCTCTTTATCCTCTGCCGACAAATCGCCCTTGCCTACTGCCGCCTTGATTGCGTTCACGAACGCGCCCGCGATTTTCTTTGTCTGATCCACAATCTTTTTCGCGGTTCCGTCTGCTGCTTTCTGCTGCATATCGTCCAGTTTATCCTGCTCCAAATCATAAAGCAAATCAAACTGTGCCTGCAAGTCTTTCAGTTCGTCCTTTGCCTTTGCCGCGTCCTCGATCTTGCCCGCCTTGCAGAGATCCCGCACTTCCTGCTTTTTTGCCTTGATGCTGTCAAGCATCTTCTTTAATTCTTCATTCATTGTGTATGCCTCCTTAAATTTTTGCATTAAAAAAGGACTTAGATTAAATCTAAATCCTCCAAAATTGCCGCTATCTGCTTTTCCTTGTCCTCTCCTGCTGCCGGTTCCTTATCCTCTTTCAGCGTTTTCTTTAACCGTTCTGCCAGTGCATCGGCTATACTGTCAATGTCAACCGCCTGCGGCTCCGGCTTTCCTTTCAGCTTTTCCGGCAGGTTGTTGTACCGTTCAAAATAATCACTTGCAGAGGCTTCCGCATTGCTTTTTTCTGATACTTCAATATCAAAAAATTCCTGCCATTCCTCGCCGTTCTTCCATGTTTCCGCATCGATCAGCGCGTTTATTTGTTCCGGTGTTACTCCCTCTTTGGTATGCTGCATATAGGTGTTTAAAATGACCTTTTGGCAACCGTCTAAA